TTGACATAATGGATCTACGAACATTTTAACACCGTCTGGAAGATGTTTCAAGTACTCATAATTAGCAACACAGTTCATAGCACACCCACCAGATAATACAATATTTTTTTTACCAGTTTGTTTTAGTCCCGATACAATAGTATTTGTCATCCATTTTTCAAAATCTTTTTGCAGTCTATATGCCAAATTTGCAATTTTTTGAACGTCATCATTCCATTCTCTATAATCCCACACTTCGGGAAGATAATCATAAGGAATAAAAACACAACCATCATGTGATCTGTAAAAAAGTTTAGAATTTACTAGATTGTTTTCCAAGACAAAAGGTTTTATATTATCATCTTCTTTACCGTATGGTGCCAATCCCATAGTTTTACCAGATCCTAGTGTTCCAAATCCAAGGTAAGCTGATACTGAAGCGTAGGCCATACCAATACCCATTGGCCAATGATCTACATGAGTTTCCCTAGATCTCCATTTCTCAGAATGATGTTTTGGAGTTTCTTGTTTAGCTAAACAATTCAATACAAATGGATCTTTTTGAATTGTGTATAAACTTGCCACCTCATGCATATCAGAGTCTTCAGTTGATGGATTACCCATACCATCAACAACTAAAACTAACGCATCTTTAAATCCAGAATTATAGAAACCACCTATGGCATGAAAAACATGATGTTCATCATACCTAATATCTTTAAATTTTGCTTCTGATAATTTTATTTTTTCATTCTTTCTACTTCTACCTATAGATTTCAATATTACATGGTTTACAAAGGCAGCTACACCTTCTTCAAATTTTAATCCAGAATCAAGACGTACGGAAATATCATCTACGGGCCAATATTTTAATCCAGAAAAAGCATAATCATATTCCTCTAATTGTTTAACAGTAGTTTCATATCCAAACAATTGGTAGAATGATTTTGCTGGAAACCCATCATGTTTAAAACCACTAACTCTTTCTTCTTCTAAGTAATATTCAATTTCTCCATTATTACAAATACATATTGCACCATCATGGGATATATTAAATCCAGCTGTCTTCATTAGTTCTTTATTTCAATCATAAGACCATACTCAGGCAGATAGAGGTATTCTATCAAACTATTTGCAAGAGTCCTCAGAGCGTCGTCTAGGGTCTCTACAAGAGGTTCCCCTCCTAGATTAAACGAAGTATTGAATATGATTGGACAGTCTGTTTTCTCATAAAACTTTTTAATTAAATTGTAGTAATGAGGATTGACATCTTCTGTAACTGTTTGAATTCTACATGTGTCATCAACGTGAATGATTGCTGGAATCTTTTCTTTAATTCCGTCCTGACATTTAACAGCATACATCATAAATGGAGTATCATCCATACCACGAAGATCGAACCATTCATGAACATGTTCTTTTAATATAGAACCAGCGAAAGGTCTGAAGTACTCACGACGTTTGATGGTGTTTACATGATCTTTTCCGTTTGGATCTCTTGGATCATACATGATAGATCTGTTACCCAAAGCACGAGGGCCCGCTTCTGATCTACCTTGGAACATTGCAACAATATTTTTCTTCATTATAAGATCTACTGCATCTTCATGATCAGCCTCAAAGATTCTAGTTGCATCATAATAAGTTGAAAGATTTTTAATATAATCAGTATCATAATCATACTTAGGGCCATAATATAAGTCAGTAATCATAGGTTTAACCTCCTTGTTTTTTGTAACTTTATGGTAGTGCCAATATGCGGCACCTATTGCAGTTCCAGCGTCATTACTCACTGGTTCTACAAATAAATTAATACCTTCATCCTTTAACTGTTCAAGATACCAATAGTTTGCAACACAGTTTAATCCATATCCACCAGAAAGAACAACATTCTTTTCTCCACTCATTTTTACCGCCTTACGAATCAAATCCAATACCATTTGTTCTGATTCTGTCTGAATGGCATATGCCATATCTCTACGACTTTGTAGTTGAGTTAAATCATCTGTCTTTTTTAAATCTGGTGGATTTCTGAGTTCTGTAAATCTACCTTGATTTACAACTGCACCATTAGGATAAGTTGGTACAATTAAATCTCTGTTAGTTGTAGACCAATCACTCATGCCATCGTAATCAGTATAGATGTCGGGTATATTTAAGTTTTGTTGTCCATATGGAAACAGTCCCATAGTTTTACCAGCTTCAATTGGAGCCCAACCACAATATTGAGTCACAGCTTCATATGCTTTTACTATGCCAGCAGAATCATCTAATATAAACTCGTGAGTTCCTTCTTCATCTTCTCTCTCAGATGTAAACCCAAGCATCTTTTCAGAACCCCAAGGCCCTCTACCTCCTTGGTGTTTGTATAGAGTTTTAAAATTATCTGGGTAATTGCATTTTATTATAGTTTCTAACTCCCATGTCATTACATCTTCTCCATCAATATGCATTGGAATAAATGACCCAGCACCATCTACTATGACAGATACGGCACTCTTAAATCCTGATCTATAAAATGCACAAGATGAATGGAGTTTATGATGAATATGACTATAATCTACTACTTGTGGGTGTTTGTAAATATCTGCCTTTCTATCGATCAAACCTAACTTTCTTGCTAGACCTGTGTACATATTTTCGCCAGTAAAGTCTATAGTACCAGCTTGTTCTATTGGTTGTGTATGTGCAACTACAAGATAATCTAAGGTATCGGTATAATCCAATATCTTAAGCATAGAGGCTAAAGGGCCTCCATCATATTTTTTTCTTGATAACCTTTCTTCTTCTATAGAAAAAACAAGTTCACCATCTTTAAGTAAGCATATGCCAGAGTTGTGACCTCTAGCAATAGCTGCAATCCATTGAGTCATTATTTTGTTTCAATATTGATTGTTGTTTTATCTGATTTTAACAGATTTTTAAATCCTTTATTTGGTTTTGGTTTTGGTTTATTTAAAGTAAATGTGGGTTTAGGAGCTCCTGTTGAAAGAGGTGTTGTTCCTAATGGTTCTCTCTTTCCACCACCAGCAAGTTGGAAAGCATCTGGTTTAGGCATTTCTTGTGTTGGTGTTGGAGTAGAACATGTTGATGTTTCTTGTTGAATAGGAACAAATGTGCCTGTAAATGCTCTGGGTTTACCTAATCTTTTCCTACAAGATTCTATAATCTGTTTGATTTGATTTTTGTCAAGTTCCATAGATTGATCATTGAATCTATCAACTCTTTCATCTTGAGTTATTCTAATTGGTGCATACTCTCTACGTCCATTTCCAACATCAAAAATATCAAAGTCCTTGTGGCCAGGGTAACTAATATTTTCTGGATAAGTTGATCCTACTACTACAGTAGCAGTCTTGTCAAGAGCTCTTGCCATATGTTGACCCATACTATCACATCCTAAGAAATGATCTGCAACTTCAATAACTGCAGCCCATACTCTCATGTCCGATATCTGTGGCCTAGCAATAGGGAATTTAGTATTCTCTTCATTCTCTTCTACTGAGAAATGATATTCACTCATTACAATTACTGCGTAGTCTTTTTTAAGTGAATTTATTATATCACATACGCCTGTAAGTGGCATACTTCTAGATGAAGGATCTGCTAAAAATTCACCTAACTGAGTTATAGATCTACCGAATGGTTGTACAACTATTACTTTATCTTTTTTAGTTACTGATTTTATTTCCTGTACTACATTGTACCCAGAAATAACTTCCATTTTGTTTAATTCAATTTTTGGTTTAGGTAGTTCTCTTGGTTCATCTAAACCATTAATCTCTATGTCATAGGCCTGTGCCAAATTACATTTTTGATTATAGTAGTGCCATACTCTATATGGTTCTGGACTTACACAGTCCCTATCTTTAATATGTTCTTGGAAAAGATTTTTATGCCAGTGATCATATGCCTTTCCATCTAGTGTTGGGTGTCCTTTGAAGAAATCTGTACCCCCTTCACACACTATAATAAAATCTTCATTTGTCTCCGCATATTTTTCAAATGCAGGGATAGAACTTATAACTCTTCCCGCTCCACCATTAATAAAAAACGCCTTCGATCTCATAGTTTTCATAATTCCTGTACTATATAGTCACATAAAAAATACCTGTGCCAGACGAGGATGTTGTTTATACATCTTCCTATCTAGAATTGCTCCATGAGTATGTCTGGCTTCATACAATACCATTCTATTATATTTCATCTCACTTGTAAACATTATATCGTTTTTTATATTGTAATCGTAACCATAAGCATGATCTTCTATGTGTTTGTAGAAATTTGTGCCTCCATTACACTCATCATCTTTGTTCAAATATATTAAGGCAGCCCATTTATATCCTATATTATCTTTATGATGAGTATAACAATAAACAGTATCAGTAAACCTCTCCATTATATCATCATGAGTTGTGGTATTAACCATGAATTTCATATTATCCCATTTTGAATGAAACTCTGTATCATCATATTCTAAATTATTCCATTCCTTTTGATTACAGAGAGTAGAGAATATTGGACGAAGATTATCTATCATCTCCTGACTATCTTCAACAACACGTTTTCCTACTAAAGCTCCACAATATTCCTTTCCACCTTTAAGTTCACATGATAAGGCATAGTCCCTTACCTCATCTGGATTTGTGTAAAAATTATCTACAACAAACACTTTCCTCCAGATAAATCCTTGATCATTATTCTTAGAATGATCATAGACTCTTTTTACAGTTAAATTATAATTACTGAGGGGATTAACTTCAAACATTTAATAAAAAAGATCCCCTTATTAGGAGGATCTTGATGAATTAATTTATATATGTTTTGATTAGCCTGGAGGTGCCCATGCTGGAGTTCCTGATCCATCACCATCAGCAGCATCTGTTGGTGGTGCCACATAGTCTGGTTGCATTGGGAACATCATGTCTGCGATGTTTGGATGTACATTTGCAGCTTGCATCTTTGCAGGGAGGTCTCTTAACTGTTGACGATAAGTTTTCCACTTATTCTTAAGATCATCAGGCATATCCTCTGTTACTTTACCATCACTATTTGATAGCTCCATGTTTCTATGAGATCTAACCATATCCCATGTTTTATCTTCGTCAACGCCATTTATTTTCTCTTTAGGAGTAAATGCTTGAATTGAGATGTCATCGGGGCCAGCACTGCCTGGATTTGCAACTATGATAGTATTTTCGTTGTAGATATCATCTGGATATAACACAGAACCGTATGTGAACTGAAGGTATCCATCAGATGATAAATCAGGTGAGCCAGGGTGCGCTACATCTACAGATAAGTCACGACTTTCTTCTTTCTCATTGACCACAGGGCCTCTAAGTTGACAGATAAGTGTATGTAGATCTGATCTTGAACAATCTACTTCAAACCATTGAACTACGTCTGCTGGTCTTGGACGACCATCTGCAATGTCGTCTTCTGTTAGAGGGCCATAATGCTCTTTTCCATCTGCACCAATCTGTAGATAGATTTTATCTGGGCCATCGTATGTTTGGTCTCTTTGTTTACCATCAGAGAAGCTGTGATCTACTAAGAAACTGTTTGGAAGACTAAGCTTCCATGCTTTTTCGATAATTTTTGTTGCCATTTCGGATTTCTTCGGGTTTACTCCTTCGGCACTATTTATAAAAAAAGAGGGTTTATAACCCTCTTTTGAAAAATTTTCTTGTTCGGTTTAGACGTAAGTGATCTTAACGAGTCCTCCTCCACCTTGTCCACCTTGTCCACAGTGACCACTACCACAATATGCAGTAATAGCACCTTGTCCACCGTGTCCGTATGGAACAGTCCAACAACCACAACGAATCCAACATCTTCTTACACCGTAACTAACACCTAGAGTTCCGATAAATGGAGCTCCTGTAGGCATCGCATCGTTGTTATAGAAACAGTGACAGTTCCAACCATCAGCCCTGTATGATGCACCAGCATGATTGCCCATTCCGAAATCTCCACCCATTGCGCCAGGGTTGAAACAACATCTTTCCATCTGAGTGTAACAACTTGAAGACCATGAGTTAGTATAACAACCTCTATTACCACCGAAAGCACAGAAACCTGAGAGGTTATATCCATTTACATAGGATGAACAACCATGGCATCCTGTACATTGTCTGGAACAACAACGATATGTACCACCAGCACATACAGTATATTGACATCCAGCAGTTGTACTAATAGTTTTAGTATTATAGAAACCTCCACCAGCACCGAACCAGTTACCACAACGGTTGCAGTTACATTCTCCGTGTCCGTTTCCTCCAGCACCCCAAGCCTCGATAGTCATTCGAGTTGTACCTGTTGGTACAGACCAATTGCAACAACAGCCTGGGTTACAGACGTTAGTTTGTCCGTAGAACCATTTTACACACCAGTTAGAAAAAGATCCAGATTGAACCGCCGATGATGGAATAGTTCCGTCAACGATCCTATCGTTAGCAACTTTTTTATAGGATGAATAATTTGCCATTTCTTTCCGTTAGAAGTATGTAATTTTGACAAGGCCGCCGCCACCAGTTCCACCTTGTCCACAGTGACCACTACCACAATAAGTAGTTAGTGCGTTTTGTCCACCATGACCGTAAGGCACGATCCAGCAACCACAACGAATCCAGCAACTTCTTACTGACTGATACACTGAAGTACCGATTAGAGGTGCAGATGTTGGAGAATGAGCGTGTTGATAACAATGACACCATCCTCTGTATGTATCGTATCTAGAAGCAGACCAAGCACCAGCATGGTTTCCAATTCCGAAGTCTCCACCGTTGTTGCCAGGAGCACGACAACATGTGTTTAATGATGAACAGTTTGTACTCCAAGAAGTATTTGCCATTCCTCGGCAACCACCAATGGCACAGAAATTGGATAAGTTTGCACCATTTACATAAGAAGAACATCCTATGCATCCTGTACATTCTCTAGATAGACATCGATAAACTCCACTAGCGCAGACAGTATAGTTGTTACCAGCAGTAGTGGCGATCATTTTACTATTGTAATATCCTCCACCAGCACCTAAAAAGTGATGGCATCTATTACATGAACATGCACCAGATCCATTTCCTCCAGAACCCCAGGCCTGAATCCACATGTTTTGAACACCTGTTGGGACTGTCCAGTTACAACAGCAACCAGCTGAACAACGACATATGATTCCGTAAAACCATTTTACGCCATAAGATGAGTTCGGTGAGTCACTAAAGCTTGATGCACTCAAACTATTAGAAGCTAACTGATCTCCATTAACTTTTTTGTATGATGAATAACTTGCCATTGATTTCCTTTTTAGACGTAAGTAATTCTTACAACTCCAGAGCCGCCTTGGCCACCCTGAGCACAACACCTACCACAGTATTGTGTTTGTCCACCCTTTCCACCAGTTGCGTATGGAGCAGTCCAACAACCGCAACGAGCCCAACAGTGAACAGCTTGGTTTTCTGTACTTGATGTTAAGAACGGAGCACCAGATGTACATTCTGTAGTAATAGATGGGCCACACTGACAGTTCCAGTGACCTGAGAAACCGTCTTGATGAGGAGCCATTGCAAAATCTCCACCCCATTGGCCAGGAGATACGCAACAGAAGTTTCTTGATGTACAAGCGACTGACCAGTCAGTGTTTGCACAACCTCTTGCACCTCCTTGAGCACAGAAGTTACTTAAGTTGTAACCATTTACATAAGAAGCACATCCTATGCAACCATTACATTCTCTAGAACAACATCTGTAAACTCCACCAGCACATACACGATATTGACAACCTCCAGTGGTAGAAATTGTCTTTGTATTATATGTTCCTCCAGCAGCACCTTGATAGTGATGACATCTGTTACATGAACATGCACCGTGTCCGTTGCCGCCAGCACCCCATAATTCAAAGGTTATCTTTTCAACCCCAGAAGGGACTGTCCAAAGACAACAACAGCCAGGTGTACAATAACATGGATGTCCATGTATATGTTTAACGCAGTATCTAGGAGCCACACCCGATTCCAGTTTAGCTGATGAAATACTTCCAGCAGTTATCTGATCGGATCTAACTTGTCGATATGATCTATAATTGGCCATTTACTAACTCGAAATGTGGTAAAAAAATATCATAATGTAGATGGTCAAACATTAGATGGAGAAGATTCTCCAACCGTATGAATCACCTGAGAATACTAGGCTAAATGCTGCACCCTCTGTGTTAACAGTTAGGTTAGCAGAGTCACCTTGTATTAGTTTTCCATTACGAGAGACGGTCAATGCATTACTATCGAATGTCTTAGCAACATCGAAGAATGTAATTTTAGCACCTAAGTCAGGAGATGCAGGGAGTGTTGCAGTAACACCACCACCATTTGTGTTAACAAAGTAGTTTCCACCAGCAGTAACATTTGTTGAAGTTGAGATTGTACTGTATGACTCAACGCCTGGCTGAATCCATGTTGTACCGTTGTAGTATTCAAGAGCACCTAATGTAGTGTTGAATCTTAACGCACCAGTGTTGAACTCATCATCAACGCCGCCAGGTCTTTGAGCAGTTGTACCTACAGGAGGTGTCATTGCCTTTGTACCCATTGAACCACGAGTGATGAATCCCTTAACAGCAAATTCTGTAGGACATGCACTGTTTGAGTTACCTGACAT